CGCCAGGAGCCTGATTGCCAAGCCCCTGGTAGTTTTCCATCTGCCAGATGTCGTAAGGGGAAAACAACGCCATGGCTCACCTCACAAGAAATAGCCCAAGCCCGCACCGCCGAGCGCGCCGACGCCTGTGCCAACCGGCCCGAATGAAGAACCTAATCCGCCACCGACGAGCGCGCCGCCAAGTAATCGCTGCAACGTGGGCGCCTGCTGCGGTGTTTGTGCCGTGATTTGCGTGCCGCCGAGCTGTCCGGCACCGGCGAGAATCGCGCTCTCGCGCTCGAGCTGTTGCCAGGGATATGCTTGCTGGGCATTATAAAGCGCTATCTGGGCATTAACATCCTGCTGCTGGCGGCCTTGCATGTATTCGCCGATCCCCATCACTGCTTGAGCGGGCGCCAAGGAAGCTTGAAAAAGTCCCGGCTCCGCTTGCGCCCATTGGCCGGCCTGCTGCAAGCCTTGATTATAAAGACCGGCCTGCGCCTGATATGTCTGTCCCAGTCCTCCAGTTGCTTGTTGCGCGAGCTGTTGTCGTGCCATGTAATCTTGTGCCAGCGTCGGCGCGACTGCTCGAGCTATTCCTGCTTCGTAGTCGCCTGAGCCATAGCGCCCAGCACCACTCATAGCGGATTGAACCTGGTTCATCTGCTGGTTGATAACATCTTGCAGGTAAGGATTTTGCGTTCCGATGTTCTGATTATAAAGCTGCTGATATTGATTGCCGACTTGTCCTAATCCGCTAATAGCCTGCTGGATTCCCGGCGTGATGCCTTGTTGATTTATGACATCGGCGCCGAGCTGTTGCGCCGCCGCGATACCGGGCAGACCTTGATTAGCCCAATAATTTGCCGTGCCAGATACGTCATAAATCCCACCAAGCAAGCCTGCATCGAGCGGCGCTTGCGTTTCGCCGCCATATGGCTGATAGCCAACATTGCCCTGCTGCATCTGCTGGGCATTGCTGAACATCTGATTGAGATATGGCTGCGCACCCGACCATGGATCGCGCGTCTGCGTCTGCGTTACGACCGGCGATGTCCCACCTGAGCTCATAGCGTCCGCTCCATAACGTAGTGAGTGATGCGATAACCCTTAGCCTTCAACAGCCGTGCCCATCCAGGCCGACAAATCGGCCGAATTTCAGCGCATCCGCGATCGCGCAAATACTGCTCCATTTCGGGCAGCAGATGTTGCCACTGTTTCATACCTTTACCTGTGAGCCAAACGATCTCGCCGATGACATCGCCGCCGCGGCGTACAAAGCGCATACCAACGAGCGCATATGCCTTGTTGCCATCCCAAACCAGGGCGATCTGCACTTCACGCCGCTTGATGGCAGCAAACAATTGCTCAAGCGGCTCTTTTGAACGCTTCGAGATGTCTTCTAGAAATGGCGACCACAGCAGAAATAATTTGTTCAAATCTTCGAATTGAAGCGGAACAAAATGCATCACAGCTTGATCATGACGTTAAGGAACAGCGTCGGCTGCATCAAGGTCATCGCGGCACCGCCGCCGGCATTCTGCAACGAGATGCCGGTATAAGCGGCAACGATCGCAGTTGAATAACCCGCAAATATAGCAAGATTATACGGGCCATTAGGGCCCCCGGTTGTGTCGATAACGCTTCCAATTCCACCATACTGAAGATAGTTATAGGTCGTCCCATGAGTATGACTAGGATCGTTGACGGTATGCGCATGCACCGGCATCTCGGATGCCGTTTGCACATGCGTCTCGGCACCGAGATTCTGTCCAAGCACGCGCGCGCTCAGTCCTGCGCCGGTACCGTACCTGGCAAGCGCGCGGCCAAGCGCAAGCGGCAGTTTGATAGTCTTATTCGCCGTCCAATCCGCCGCTGCCGTCGCACCGCGTCCGCCCGAAACCGGACAGTAAGTGTTGTTAACGTTGTTCCACAATAGCGTAAACAAATTCTGACAATCGGCATTAGCGCGCGTGGTGCCGCCCGATGTCGCGCTACCGATAGTGCCGTCATCCATCAGCACCCAACCGGTATCGGCTATGGTCTTGAACGTAAGTTTCACATCGCCGGTCGTGAATGTAATTGACCCTACATCGATGCCTTGAATGTGCGAGGTATCGGTCCACTGCGCGAGCTGGCCGGCAACTGGTGTACCGCTGTGAAGCACGTCGCCCGTGCCCGGGCCGGCGGGCCCTGCCGGTCCAGTTGGGCCTGGCGGTCCGTCTCGACCGGGAGCGCCACGGCCGCTGAATTCCGTGATGATAACGAGACCTCCTGATCCGTCTCCCCCCTGGGTCTGAACGGCGGCCGCGTTGCTGTTACCGCCGCCGCCACCCGAGCCATATGCGCTCGCAGAAAGGCCATGATAAGCTTGTCCGCCATTGGCTTGTGCTGCCGCACCGCCGCCCCCGAATGGGCCTGCGCCGCCGGACATGCCCCATGCGCCAAGACCGGAGATATTGTTGTTAGCGATGGCGGCACCCGCGTTGCCGTAAGCACCGCCCGCTGCAATGTCGCCAACCCCGACAGATGCCCCTGCACCGCCGTACGAGTACGGATAGCCACCGCCGCCACCATAAGCGATGCAGAGTGCGCCGACGCTGGTCGTACCGCCGCCGCCGCCAGCGCTGGCGAGAGCACCGGTCCCGCCTGCGCCGACAGTTACGACCTGCGAGGAACCAATGGCTGATGCCGTGGCAGTCGCGCGACTATATCCACCGCTGCCCCCGCCGCCGCCGCTAGAGAAACTATTGCTATCTCCGTTGGTGCCTCCCCCGGCTCCTCCCCCGCCTATGCATTCTATGGTGCAGCATTCCATCGTCGGAGTGGGGGTATAGACAAAAGAACCAGGCGTGTTGAAAACCTGCGTTCCGACAATCAGGCCGCCGCCCCCGGTCACCATGTTGAAAAAGAATTGATAAGAATACAAAAGCACCCAATTTGTACCATTGTACAGAAAGTCAGTATAACCGCCGGCGATCAACTCATTGCCGGCGAGGTTCTTGCCCTGATCGGTCTTGATCAGAATATCGCCCAGCCCATCCATATTGAGCGTGGCACTGCCGGTGTTCGTGAGACTGGGACCAATCTTGAGCTTGGCCACCAGCATCGGCGGCATTGCCGTGTAGGCAACACCGGACAGAAATGCTTGTGCATTGGGACTCCCGGTCGTGACGATGGAGCCATTCAACAAATTGCGGTTCTTGGCGTGCGCCGCCATTTGGCTGCGCGAGGAATTGTTGACCGAAGCGCGCGGCTGACCCTCCAGCCAATTGATCGCGCTGTCCGCATTGCCGTTATTGATCGCGGTCGTTGACCAGCTTTGATAATCTTCGCCTGGCATTTTCTGATTTCCTAATTATAGAATTCACGCACGATGATTACGCCCGTTCCGCCGGCAGCCCCGGCAAGCCCGCTCGTCCCGGCACCGCCGGCCGTGCCGCCAGCGCCGATTGTGTAATAATAGGTTGCGACCGGGCTCGTGATGACTGCAAAAATCGTTCCGCCGGCGCCGCCGCCCGATCCTGCGGTGACCCCGAAGCTACCGCCGCCACTACCGCCGCCGCCAGTGTTGGCGGCACCGGCGTTGCCGGTCAAATTGCCGCCACTAGCAGCAGCACCGCCGCCGAGAGAAGAATTGCCGCCAGCGCCGCCAGCCAAAGTCGAGTAGCCGCCGCCCCCGCCGCCGTTTACGCCATAGGCATTGGCGCCGATGCCCGAGCCGCTCGTGGTGCCGCCGGCACCGCCGTTGCCATTCGTCCAATCGCCGCGGGCACCGCCGGCAGCAGCGAAGACCGGGCTCGTACTGGCCGGCGTAGTTGTGTTCCAGTAGGTCGTGCCACCGGCACCGGCATTGCTTCCGGCCGCGCTTCCCGAGCCGGTGCCACCCGCGCCGCCACCGACAATCGTAAGCTCAAGACGGGTGCAACTCGCGGGCGTCGTGTAGACGGCATTGGTGCCGGAGGTCAGCCGCTGCATCGTCGGCTGTGCTGCAGCGCCTCCTGCGGGCGGCGCCGCCCACGTCCCATCCGCACGCAAAAAGTTCGCCGTGCCACCGCCAGAGCTAGGTGCAACGCCTTTCAGCGAACTAGTGAACACATCGAGCATTGCCGTGGTTTGCGTGCCGGTTAAATCAATGGGAGCCGCGGCGCTGCCGGTGTTATTTCCTTTGATCGTGTTGGCTGCCATGTTCGCCATTTTGGCGTTCGACACGGCGCCATTGGCGATAGTCGCGGTGATTGCCGTAGTTCCAGAGCCCGTGACATCACCGGATAACGTGATTGTCTGATTGGCGGTTAGATAGCCTTGCGCGACGGCCGCCGTGACCAACCCTTTCGCGTTGACGGTGATGCCCTGAAACGTGCCAACATTGCTGTTGACGGTCGCCAGCGTCGTTGCCAGCGATCCGGCCGTGGTCGTCACATCGCCGGTCAATGCCGGGAAGCGTGCCGCCGCCAGTGTGCCCGTCCAGCCCAATGTCAGCGTCTGGGAAGCGATGCTGCCTGTTACATTCGTATCATTAACAACGGCTTGAACGACGTTCGCGTTGAGCCTCGCCGCTGCAAGCGTGCCGGCCCAACCCGCTGTAATCGAGGATGCCTGCAACAGCGCAGTTGCCGGTGTGCCACCGAGCGTCAATGTGATGTTGGTATCGTTGGCGGCGGTTAATGGCGATGGATTGACCGGAGGGCCGCCGCCGCCGCCAGCGGCAGATCCGCCAAAAGCGACCACATCCCAATTGGCCGATTTCGTACCGGGCTGCAACAGCACATGGCAACCGTATGCGGTTGTTCCCGCGGCCGCGCCGTCCTTCGATCCGACTGCCGCCGAGCAGTAGACGGGCGCCGTCGCGAATAGCCCTGTCTGCTGGTACCATTGAAGGTTGCCGCTGCCGGTCACCGAATTAGTGACGCGAATTATCGCCCCGGAAACCACCAGCAGCGGCGTTATATCGTTCCAGAACAATCCCGCAGTGTTGGGCGTGACGGTGAAGGTATCTTTGGTAACACCGTTGACCGACAGCGTGACCGCGCACTGCTTGCCGGGATTAAGAACGTCCATGCCGTACTGATTGATCCAGCCCGCAGTGTTGACCGTCCATTCGTTGTAGACGACATGATTGGCGGGATTGCCCGATGTCGTCGGCGTCCAGATCGGCAGCAGATCCTCTTCCGCGGCGGTCGGCTGCGGTGCCGGCCGATCGGTCGTATCGTTGAGGGCGACCATCGTCCAATCGCCGTCGCGGGTGAGATCCTGCCGCAGGAACGCTTGCCCCGCTCCCGTGTACGGCACCCAGCGCATATAGACTTCGTCAAGATCCGCCCAAGTTGCGTTATATCTGCCGAAATGCCGGCCATTGACCGGCGCATCGGTCAGGAACGGCGGCGGCGCTCCGCTGACGCTGTGAATGCCCAGCGCATTGCGCGCCACATAGGGATCACGCGCGGAGTCAAATGCAATTCGAAACGGCGCCGGTGGCAGCTTGGGGAAACTATAGGCGTCGCTCATATTTCATCTATGCTTCGCGTCATGCCGTGCCGTCCGGCTGTACCTCGACTTGGACGCCCTGCGCATGTGTCCACACCTCAGCGCGCGGATTGGTCACACGAAAGCGATGCAGGCGAGATGACGTCAACACCGATGCCGAGCCCGTAATCTCGAGCGGGAAATCTATTCCCCATACTATCGGATCTTGCAGCCGTTCGCGGATTGCAACTTTGATCAAGCTACCGGGCGCATCGGTCAACGGGTAGACATCCGATACAAAGGCGCGTTGCCCCGGCACCAGATGGGTTTCGCTGGTTTCCATCGTCGCCGGCAAATTAGGCCCATTGAGTTCGCACAGCCGACCCTGCTCGTCAAAGGCGCAAACGAATGGTCGCCCGCCAAGATAAAACAGACTGTCAAGAGGATGCGCGGTCGAGTCGAGCAGATCATCACCCGGCTCGCCAGGATCGGTTGTATCAAGATCAAATGGTGTCGTGGCGAGCTGTGCCCAGGCATAGGCGTAAACCGTTCCCGTGCTCCAACGCCCATTGCTCCAGTTATAAATCAATATCCGATCGTAAAGTTGGGTCGAAGAATTCGAATGAAACGCCCACACGACATAAGGCTTATTCGAAATCGCGACCTGTACAAGAGCACGCCGTCCGATATCGGAATTCGCAAGGAACCATTCGTTTACTTTATCTTGCCCGATTGGCACGACGCCCTGGCCGGTAATGGAATAAAAGCCGTCCTCGGCGAGAAAATAGAGCACATTGCCCACGGTGATGGCCGCATATGGCGAAATGCAACCTTTATCCCTTAGCACACGGCTGAAATTGAAAACGTAAGTCGTGTCTCCTGGCAGGAATTGCATGGTTCGAATAGCCCGATCCTGCACGGCGTAACCGATCTCGCCACCTTGAATGCTGGTCACCGGGCCACCATCCGGGAATTCCTGTACGTCGCTTAGATTAATGCCCGGTGTCCAGCCAGTGCTGTCATTGATGGCACTCCATGCGATCTTGCGCCGATTTGACACCAATCCCGCCAGCACGACGAAATCGCCGATCTGCGCCACCGTCTGTGCCAATGGCGGCGAACCACCGAGATTTGCGAACGCAGTTCCAGAATCGATATTTATTGTCTGCGGCTCGTTTGCACTCTGCACCGCAATCAAGTTCTGACCGAAGGACGCAAACGACCACAGCTCATTGATGTCTACATTATAAGGGCCGCCGGTTGTGCGGCTGACGTTGACCCAGCCGGTGCTATTGGTCCACGAGTAAAGCTTGGTTTGCGTGCCGGCAAAAACTACCCAGCTTCCGTCCAGCTTGCGCGCCGACGTCAATCCCCGTATCGGCGCATCCGGGATCGGCGCAGAGAATGGCAGCAATCCAGGGATCGGTTTATATGAATTGATGCCCGCAAAGACATTGTCAGCCACGTTGGCAAATTGACTATCGAGCGTCGCGATATCCGGGCGCCATTCCGCGAATGGCACGCTTGCTCTAGGCATCAGTAGTACGCCTTCATTTGGCCGGTACGCTGCCGGCGATCGGTTTCACGCCGCAGATATTCGACTTCCTGCACCTCGCGCGCCTCGGCCGCTTGCGATTGCTGCATATCGCGGATCGGATAGGCAAACAGCCGCTTGAGCGTCGAGTAACGGATCAAATTCCTGGCGGCATTCGTCCAAGGATTGGAATCGTTGGCGTTGACCAATGGCGTGATGCGATAATGTCCGAACACTCTGACCGGATAGGCCCTGTCCGGCATGGGAAACAGCCGCATTTCGTTGCCATGGATCGACCAGTCGAACGGCTGCCCGCTCGTAGGCGCCGAATACTCGATTTCCATATCGTCCGGGGTAGTACGCTCGAGTGTGAACCAAGTATTGCCGACTTGGCTGCGCACCATATCGATCTTCATGAATTCTTGGATCGGCGGCTGGGCCGCGATAATATATGTGTCTTGGTTTGAGACAGTCGTGAACGTATAGATTTCGGTTTTGTTGAAGTAGAATTGCTCGCTGTCGTGATCGGCAATGGCGTCGAGGATGGCTTGGGCGATTTCGGGGCCGAGATTGGAGCGTCTAAGATCGTTTGCGACTTGGATTTGGAGATCGCCGTAGGTGGGCATGGCTTGTCCTCGAGAAAGCCGGGCGGCTCATAGGCCGCCCGGTATAGTAACCACAGATCCGTTCGCATTATTGACCAACCGGATTTGCCCATTCCAGAACGAAATCGGCATTTCCGGCCGTGGGAGCGGCTGCCGCAAACGTGCCTTGGATCCAGATATCGGTATCGGCGGCCAACGGCCCCGCTGCTGCAGCAAGGATAGTTTGTGTATTGATACCCTGTGCACCGATCGCCGCCGCCGCCACAACCTGCGCCCCACCGGATGCCGTGCCGACTTGGACGTTGTTGGTGGTGCTGCTGTTGAACGCTGTTCCGGTAACGGTATAACACCGCAACAGCACTGAGTTGATTGGGATCGTGCCGATCTTGCGTGCTGCACC